GAGGGCAATCCGTCCTCCTTTCTTTTAAAAAGAAATAGCAATGAAAATTAATAAAGAGAACGTAGTTGAGGCCTACAATGTGGCCGATGGGAACGGCAAGAAGATGCTGGAGGCACTCTTCGGTGCGGATACGTTCACAAGGCCGGACAACCGCTCTATTGAGGAACGAATCAAGACTTTTGATGACGCGGTAAAGGAGTTAGGATATGAGCATCCACTTGTCAGAACTTATTTATCCGTTATAAACGAGTGCAAGGATATTGATGAACGCCTTGACGCTTATCTGCAACTTCGCATTATCTGCGCCGCTCTGAACGAGGGTTGGGAGCCGAAATTCACGGAAAATGAATGGCGTTATCACCCGTGGTTCTGTCTGTATACAGGCAAGGAAATTGCGGAGAAAAAAGACATCCGTCTGATAGTTATTTCAGACCGCTATGAAACGGAATATGAGGGTTTTGGCTATGCCTGCCCGTTTAACATTCCCTCTAATGCGGCTGCGGTTTCAGATGCCAGCCTCTGTCTGAAAGACGCCTCCTTGGCTGCCTATTGCGGAAAGCAATTCATCGACATCTGGGCTGACTACCTTTTAATTCGAAAATAAACCATGACGGAATTAAATTTCAAAGATTTGAGGGTATTCTCAACGTCTTTTAATACCCTGCTAACCTCTATCGAGACGGCAAGGGTGATATGCCAAACAATACCGCAGCGGACAGAGGATATGAGGCACAAGTACCCTAATATGAGCAAGTGGAAGATAGATGAAACAATGCAAGACGAGTTGACAAAGTTTCTGCAAGGCGTCCGCGCGGACTACGACACAGCCGTAATGTGGGGACGCGAGTGTGGCGTTCTCCTGCCTTTCGGTCTTATCGATGTTATGGTGTTTATTAGAGCGAAATAGAAGTATGAGTTACGGATTACCCTACAAAGGGAGCAAAAACCTATTAGCAACGAAAATTATGGAGCGGATTCCGTCCGCTCCTGTATTCGTTGACCTGTTCTGCGGAGGGTGCGCGATTGCTCATGCAGCCCTACTTTCGGGTAGGTTCGGCAAGGTGATTATTAACGATATAGAGGGTGATGTTAGTCGCCTTTTCGTTGACGCGGTAAATGGACGGTTCAAGAGCGAGACAAGGTGGGTTTCACGGGAGGACTTCTTTAGACTGAGAGAGATAGACCCTTATGTCCGCTACTGTTGGAGCTTCGGGAATAACGGGAGGGACTATCTTTATTCCAAGGAGATTGAGCCTTATAAGAGAGCTATTCATTACGCGGTATTCTTCGGGGACTTCACCGAGTTGAGGCGTCTTTGTCCGCTTGTGGCGGATGCTGTAGAGACGGCTTTAGAAGGTATTGAATCGCGCAAGGAAAGGCGCGTACTGATAGGCAAGGCGATAGTCGCGAGGTTGAAGGCGGTCGCCACGCCCGAAGATTTAAAGGGCAATCCGCTTTACGGACAAATAAAGCTAAAGGGCGGAGGCGTGGTACGTCTGCAAAGTCTGCAAAGTCTGCAAAGTCCGGAAAGGCTGCAAAGTCTGGAAAGTCTGGAAAGGCTGCAAAGTCCGGAAAGGCTGGAAAGGCTGGAAAGGCTGGAAAGGCTCAATTTAGACTACCGAGATGTACCGTTACCGGAAGACTGCGTGGTCTACTGCGACCCTCCATACGCGAATACCGGGCAATACGGAATCGAAATTTCGCGGTTTGATAGTGAGGCTTTTTGGGCGTGGGCAAGGGATTGCAAACGCCCTCTTTTTATTAGTGAGTACAACGCGCCCGATGACTTCGTACCCATTGCTGAGTTTGCCCACAGAGCGAGAGCGAGTCGGAATAAAAACAACGCGGTGACAGAACGGCTATTCGTTCATAAAACGCAATATGATGACTTGAATACCGCCTTATTCTAACAAGCATTAAATCACCACACTAATAGATTGTAGCTAATACCCACGCCAACATACGGGGATAAGATAGCCTGTCTATCATGCAGCATCGCTCCATAACCGACTTGTACCCCTATCCCCCACCTTTTTCGTGGCGTCACGAACTTCGTAATATACTTCGTCTCCGGATAGACCTCAATCCAATCAAGAGACGGCCTGTATCCGCTTACTTGGGCTTTGTAGTCCTTTCCCTCATAAGTCTTAGTCTCTTTCGGTACACGGACGTACACGGTATCCGTCTGCCTTACCGTATCTGTTACCGCCACGAGCATGGTATCCGTCACCCTCACCTCAACGGGAACGGGCTGCGCAATCCGCACCGTATCCACAACGATAAGAGTGTCAGTCTTTTCAATAATGCCCTGTTTGCCTGCCGTATGCCTACCAAGTAGGAACGACAAAACAAACAGGGCGATAATACCAAGTGCTGCAAAGAACTTCACTATTCGGCTATCTTCTCGTCATAGAACTTCTTTGCATACCACCCACCGACCAATCCCGTAACCGCAATTATAATATCGAGCACGAGCTGTGCGAGGCCAACGTGGCCGATATAGGATTTGTAGCCCCACAATAGCAGGACGAATACAATAACCGCTGTAGCCACGGTTATGAGGGCTTTCGCCCATTTTGGTAAATTCTTCATAATCAGTTGTTTAGTTTTCGGAGAAATACAAATCTACCTCGGCTTTGCGTCTCCGTACAAGGCCGGGCAACCGCTGTCCATTAGCGTATATCCATCTGCCGAACTCACCCACAATAGTAGGGTCTTCAGGGTCTACGTTTATCTTCTTTCTGAGTGTTGAGCCGTAAAAGGCATCAAACCCAAGGTTGAATACAAAATCAACAAGGGCGTCAAATTTATTCTGTGTCAATGGCGCAGTGACAAGCCGATTAACGGCTTTCTCCGCCTCGGCAATATCTTGGATGAGCCACGTTTCCGCCTCTTCGGGCGTACAGGTGTCACCCCGTTTCACGCCTTTCGTGTGGCCATATCCGATAGTCCACACGCCCGCAGGGCATAGATAGGCATCCGCCTTAAAGCCCTCGCTATTCTTGATTAGTTCAAGTCCCAATCTTCCTGTCGTCATTTCTCTTCAATTTTTGCTTCCGTTTGATTCCGGCAAGTCGGTCTGCCCATTTCTCCGTATAGAATGAGTAGTAGTTTCGTTTCTTTAATGCAGGGAATAAAGTGCGCGAAGTAGCCCAACCAAATGACGGTATCCCGATAATTAAGAAGTAGAGCCAGCCGAGCATCAGTGATTGACGCGTATGTCCCCATTCGTGGAGTACCGTTGTCTCTGAAGCGTGGCGACTTACTATCACATAATACCCAAGGGATATACCTCCTTTCATCTTTGGAGAACGCATCACCCTTATACCGCGGTAATCCGCGGTTCGTGCATCATGCCTAAACAAACCGAAAAGAATCAACCCAAGCATATTCTGCGGCAACTGCCAAATAAATATGAGTATATTAGTCATGATTACTTTCCTTGGTCTCTTCTTGTCGCTTTTCCTTGCCGTCCTCCTCCTCCTCGTCATACTTTCCTGCTAAAAGGTCTTTTATCCTGCATTTGTAGCGTTTGGGAAGTCTCCGGATGCAATCATCGTCCGGACGTTCGCAACGGTTATACTCCGCTATCCTCAACTGAACTTCTAATTCGGCATTCTTGCGCATGAGAGCAACATTCCTATCTTCTAAAGCATGGAACTCTTTATATAACGAATCTAAACGTTCATTTAAGGCTACATACTTCTCGTTGAGCCAGTCATACTGTTTGCGGAGCGTTTCGAGTTCGCTATTGTCGGCCTCGGCCTCCGCCTTGCGCTTGTTTGTCTTGCGGTTCATGAAGTACTTGATGAACTCCCAACCGCCTAACGCAACAACCACCCCACCTGCTGCGGTGAGGAGAGAAAGGATATTGTCTATCATAACACGCACCAAATTACTGTTTGCATCGATAACGCGCCAATGACGGTTGCGGCAAAGTCCCACCAAGATGCATCACCTTTTCCGAACTTATCATACACTTCTTTTGCCGCACCTGCGACAACGCCTGCGACAAACGCCCACGGTGCAAGGCATGGAAAGGCCGCAAAAACGCCCGTTATTGCCGCCCCTGCAATGAAGTGGTATAATTTATCCTTGGGCACATTATCAATCCATTCCATAGCCTCTATTGCGTTTCTGTAACGTATAGCCCAATAAGGTTAGCCAACGGAGCGTAAACGGGGATAACGGTATCCCTCGAACATAAATAGACCTTGCCTCCTTGTGAGTAATACTTTCCAGCGCGGAGTTCCATGTTCCCGTTATAGGCAATAGGGTCTTTTGCCGTTCCCGTAGCACTCTCTACAATTTCTGTGAAGAGACTTTCAGTCCCCGTGCCGGGCTTCCACTGCTCCGATATGGTATGCGCCTGTATCACTTTCCATAGCCTACCGCCATATTGCATCTTATCTCCAACAGCCGCGGCCTTGCCTATCGAGACTTCCCATTCGGGATAAAGCGACTTTACGGTTAAGGATTGTTCGTCTGTCAGATTCAGAGTGCCTATCTGCATCGCCATAAGCTTTGCAATATCACCTATACGCGGTGATAGCCCACTCGCCTTACTTGTCGGCATAGATGACGGGCGTACCTCCTTTCGTGTTTTTGCCACGAACTGCAAGTACTCTTTATACTTCTCTTCGGCTTTCGCATCATCGTCAATGCCTAAAGCGTACGCGTTGTGTCTCTCTGTCAGAGTTGCAATCTGTTCGTCCGTGTACTTCTGTCGTACGGCCTCTTTCACTTTTGTCTCGTACTCCGATTCCGTCATTTCGGGCTTTGCATCAGCTTCCTCGTACTTGTCAGCCGTGTCGCCCTTTAGAATAGTACCTCTCTTGAAGTATGTTTCAGTGCCAATTCTATGCACCCACTTTCCACTATCAGAGTAAACCTCCAAACCTTTGATTACTATCATGCTTCACCTCCATTTGCAAATGTTATATTTTTCTCCTGTGCCGTTGTGACTAATGCCGTCCATTCATCAGCCGTACCCCCATGCGCCTCGTCCGGTGTAGCCGTACCCGTCAGATACCCATATATGGTCGGATGCACAGTGATTGTGATTGCAGTCGTGTTTGCCGCGTTATCTACCATATATTTAAGGCTCTCATAACTGAACGCTGCGCAATCTTTTAACGGCAAATCAGCACCCAACCCCCAAACTTTGACTGTTTTTAGTTTCTCGTTTACCTTAAACATTCTGGATAGATTCTTAGCATCCAAGCCTTTGACCGGCAGCACTCCGAGAATAGTCGTTAACTTTCTACAATTATAGAACATATCAGGCGCGCTTGCCGGCGAATACCATGTGAAATTAATCCCTTCATTAATCACGGCAATCTCCAAATTTTTACACTCCATGAAGAGTTCATTGATGTAATTCACCCACCCCATCGCTGCGCCTTTGAGAAAATTCGTGCGGATAGGTGTTCCCTTAAAATAGGCCACACGATTTCCAGCCCAACTATAATCAGAAGAGTACCTGTAAATAGTCGCTATCTGCTCCCACGTAATATCCGTTAATCCGTTGAGTTCCCAAAAGCCCGTGGTCTCGTTGTACTTCGCGCCTGCCGCCTCATACAACTCTCTTGCATAACCGCCTTTAGTGAGATTCGCCTTTACCTGTGTTCTCTCGTCTGCGGTAAGTGTTTGAGCGGTCTTCAGTAAGGCGTCCGGAGAGGGTTCGCCCGTATCGCCCTTTGGACCCTTGAGAGCCGCGAGTTGCTCCTCCGTGAACATATCATACGTGAAAGCCGCACCCGTATCGCCCTTTGGGCCTTGAGGTCCTGTTGCACCCGTATCGCCTTTGTCTCCCTTTGGCCCTTGTGCGCCTGCCGCACCTGCTGCGCCCTTTGCCGCGAATAGAGTCCACCCAGTCACCCCATCTGCCGGAGCACCTGTCGTTCCGTCAGTGGTGCAAGTCCAAGCCTGTCCGCCATACGTTACGATATTGTCTTTGTAGTACGTCTGTCCCTCCGCGTATGCGCCTCGGTTTACAGGTAGACGCCCGATTATTTCTCTTGTCTCTGCCATAGCTTATCTCGTTATTATTAAATCTCCCTTTTCGCTGTCTATTGTAATACTCTTTGGAGCGTTTGTTGCGGCCGCGTTAGCCGCGCTTGCGGCTTCGTTTGCGGACTTGGCTGCATTGTCCGCTGCGGTCTTGGCTTCGTCAATAGACGCCTTTGCTTCATTAGCCGCGCTTGCAGCTGTCTCCGCTTCGGTCGCCTTTGCAGTAGCGTTCTTCGCCGCCTCGTTTGCCGCGCTAATAGCGTCAGTTACTGAGTTCGCTGCCGCAAGTGCCGTGTCCTTTGCTTCATTGGCCGTCTTAATCGCTGTCTCCGCCTGTCCAAGCGTCTCATTCGCCTTTTCGAGTGCCTCATTAGCCGAATCAACCGCCCCAGCCGCAGGCTGTCTCAACCAATCCATAAAGTCTGCTTCCGTACCCTCATGGCCGGAATCAAGCCATGATTGATATGCAGACTTCCCGTCAGCCCCAGGAACGCCCCCTATAAGGTCTCCCGACTCTAATGATACTGTCTCCGTATCAAGACCCTCATCCATTCCGCCCTCGGCACAAGTGCATTCCACAAGCTCGAATGCTTGGCACGCATCAACACAGGTTTGCCCGTTCAGCCCCTTATTCTCCCACAATGTCAGCGAATATTCGCCTATCTTAGTCTGTTCGCGACCTCGGAACGTGAACACAACCGTATTACTATCGGTCGTAAAACGACATCCCTTGCGCCCCCACCTGTTCGCAATCTCAAGCGAAAGATTGCGTCCGGTTAGTGCTTCCGCCTGTCCATTGGTGAGGATATTCCACCTCACCTCAATGTCTTTGCCTATTCGTATCTTTTTCATAATATCGTAGTTTAATATGTTCTCATCAGCCAGTCTCCATTGGCGGAATTATAAATGAGCAACATTATTTGCGCGTCTCCGGCCTGTAATGTCTGATTCGACCCAGTATACACGCCCGGCCATGTTATGTTCGTTCCGTTGCCAAGTACTTGCCTGCCTACATTTCCTGAAGATAATATCTCGTACCTCTGTCCGTTTTGCGGATTTTTTGGAAGCGTTAATTGAATTGTCTTCCCATCGGTTCTAATGCAAATAATGGTATGGTCGTACTCCGAGAGCGTTGTTGATGCGGTCACCATTCTCGTTACAGGACGTAACCCGCAAACTTCTCCGGAGGCTATCTTCATCGCGAAGTTCCCGTATTTTTGTCCTGCTAAAGAATCCTGAAGAACCTTAGCTCCGGTCACATTCACATATATTCCCACATTCTGAACATAGCCGGGCATAGTCCCAGTATTATTAATATCTATGTTCAGAGCATTTTTATCTATGTCTGACAAGACAGATGAAGCCTGTGCACCGAGTGCCGCGAAAATACCATTAGCATCGAACCATATACGGTCTATAGATAGCTCCATTTGTTCATCTGTCTCGGTATTCTTATAACTTAACCCGTCACCAATATTAAGCAGACCAATTCTACCTGTAGACGCTGTTATTTTACCTTGTATATTCGCTCCCGTAACCGAGAGTAATCCCTCCTTGGTAAGGCTAAATGAACCGTCTTTTCCTACGCTTTTTATTGCACCCGTCATGTAGATATTTTGAAGATAGGCGGAGTAACCCTCCATATCCTCTTCAAATCCGAGTGCTTTAAGGTTAGACAGGTCACCAAATTGCATCGCCAAATTAGCGGTAGTCCACGTGAAGTTGCCTACGTCTTTCAGAAAACGCTCGTATGTTCTTGTGCTGTATCTACTTGTCTGCCTATCTTTATTCGAGTTGTTTCCGAAACATACGAAAGTCATTCCTGCACACGGGTGATACTTCGTATTTTTAAAAGTTCCGGCAATGTTAGACGAACCGCCTCCCTCAAGATACGTTCCTTCGCGAACTTCGTATCTGAATTTATTTTGTGCATCCAATGACGCGCCGGAGATATAGAAATATGCCGTGTAAAACCCTGCAAATACGATATCGCTACTACACCCCGAATCGTAATCATTTTTGGCGTTATTTTCAGTATTAACCATGTCATGGAACACGCCCATACATAGGTCATACTCGGCTACTGCGGGGACTTCTCCCTCGGTTAGCTTTACCCATAGCGTCCCCGTGTCCCCAAGCGTCCCATCGTCATTATAGTCAGGCTCTACCTTCTCAATAACGCCTCCGCCCGGTGCATTCCATTTGACACCATTCTCTATGGACGTTCTATTGTATTGCAGATTCGGTACGATTAGCGAAGACCGCACCGAGAGCGTCTGAAACTCCGCATTTCCCTGCCCATCGATTTGCGCGCCCATACCCGTCTCTCCTGCTACATAATCCCCGAAAGCGGCACCGGAAGCAAATGTCTGCTTTGCTGTTGCGGTGTCCTCTTTCGTCTTTTGAAGGAACTCTTGTGTCGCCCGAAGCCCCGACCAGGCATTAAGGTCGGAAGGTACCATGTCCGAATCTGAGGTTATCAAAGGAATGCGCCTTGCCGCACCGCCACCGGATATATAGGCTATCTTCGCATTTATATCCTGTACGGTAGATGCCATGCTTTGAGCGAATGAAATTCCTTTGCGTTCCCGTAACGTTACTTCATAGACGGGGATATTGCTCTCTCCCTCGTCTATCTTCAAAGTGTCGATAAGTATATATTCGGTGCCGCCCTCTATAATATCCTCATCGGCCAAAGCCATATACATACCCTCGGTGAGCTTTTCTCCCGACTTGGCAAGCCTCATTGAATCAATCGCGGGTTCGTAATACGCCACGCCCTTTGCCGTTTGTTCGTATGTCTGCCGTCCAACTTCGAGAAGCCGTTCAGAGGCTACCGCAATGTATAATTCGGGCATGACAATATCGAGAATAACGAACCTGTCTCCGGCTTGAATAGGAAAATTCGCATTGGGATAATACATCCCAACAGAATCGTCCTTTACTCTTGCCAAAGTCAATATCCACCCGTCATTCGCCTCGTCTTTCTTGCAGGTCTGAATAGTGAAGTCTCGCCCTCCGCACATACCGCTCTTCATTGAAAGAGTGGCCTTGCCGTCATTATTTGTCCCAAGACGAGACGAAATATCAAACCCGATTTGCTTTAGCCTTACAGTAAATGGTGCTGTAAAATCGTAATTTATTCCAATTATAGGGGTTACGTCTATCGTCGTGGCAACAAGCCTTGAAGATGGGTATGTCTTGATAGGTGTTCCGCTTACTCCATGTTCAAGCCGTTCTTGTTTCAGAATGGTGTAATATATACCAGTGACAGGCATAGGGTACCGCCTTGTCGCCTCGGGCAAAATGGCGGTATAACGTACGATATCCACTTGTTTGCCCTGTTCATCCATTATTTCCTCACGCTTGAGGGCTATTGTATTTTGTGGGTCTTTCTGTGGCCATTCAAACAAATATGTTTGGTGCGGAAATATCTTATGTACGAATTGAGCCGGTAGTACGTCTTGGTATCTCGAAACAGTCAGCGTAAGCCCGTCAACAGGGTCAGCGTCACTTGGGTAATCGACAGTTACTTTCTCTTCTCCGGTATAGGTGAGAGTCCCCGTCATGCCCTCCGTATCGGGTGTCCACGGGTTAGCCATCACGTTAAGCTCGTATTTAGCCTTCCACGTTTTTGTATAACGGTCTTTTTTCCAAACCTTATTAAAACGCTCGCCCTCCGGAGAATCAACTCCATCGTCTGTAATCGCCTCTGCGGATGCTATCTCGTCAAGCCTCTCCTCATCGGGATATTTCTCTGAGTTAGGAACATTTTCCTTATCCCCAAGGTCGGCCTTGGCTGCCCTTAGGCTTCCGGCCGTCATGCCCTCTATTGATGGATAGATTTCGTCATTCTCACTTCCGTCAAAATAGACGCGTTTGGGGATTAGTCCCCATTTATCAATCGCTCTTGGGTCTTCAATGTACGCTTTTGCGGGGTCAGGCTTCAATGTTCCGGATGCGTCAGCCGTCTTGCCCCACGTATCCACCGGAATCATTAGATTCGGGATATCAACGCTCTCCGCATGAAGGATGTCTTTGCCGTTATAATAACGGCTTATCATATTGCGTTCCGACCCGTACACATAAAGGCGCGTTGCTATCTCGTCTCTATTGGAATAAGACTTCCGTATTAGGGATAGCCCGTTACCCTTTCCGTACATAAACGGTGACGAAGTGTTATCCTCTGTACGCTTATTTGGCCGACCAATCGTAATGACATCCCGTCCGTCCTCATAGGTATGAATCCAACCTATCCCCTCCCAAGTATTGTATATTGCGGATAAAGCAGCCAAACAAGTACCGTTGTCAACCGAGAACGCTTTAGGCGTTTCAAGTAGAGTTTTTAAGTCGGCATCGGTTTCCGCTAATTCTGTTACACGGATACTCCACTTGCTTGGGTACGCCTGTTCCATGCACTCTTGTATCCTATCCGCTATCCCGTATACGTTCTCATACGTTGATACGGTAGAACGGCTTGAAAAGTGAATCCCGTTGTCCTCCGTTACGACATCACTGAAAAGAACCGTATCGAGCTGTTTCTCGGCTCCGAAAAACTGAACACTCTCATATATGAACGAATCGCCACGGCTGCCGCGCCTCGCTTGTTTTGTCGGTTGAGGCACGGAATAAAGGCGGTATGTCATGCCAGTACGACTATATTCAACATAATCTCCTATAGACCACTCAATCGGGGTCGGGGATGCAATCTCTTCAAATTCCAAGTAAGGCACATTAAGGTATGTCCCGTTGTAGACCGGACATCCCTCGCATATTGCTATACCTTTTTTTGAATATATAGTAAATTTGGCCATTATCCCGTAACCATGTAAATATCGCCTTTCATACTATCGAACCCCCATTCAGTGACGCCTGTCCTCACCCCAAAGGCCAAATCACCTGTAGTCGCATCTATCTCCGCGTCAATCGGGTCCCCGTCTGTCATAGCCTCAACATTGCCAGCTTTACTGTCAAGGCTAATAACCGTTAAGCCGGTAGATTCTTTTATCGCCCCGTTATTGTATGTCATTGCGGTTACGGGGTCATCAAGCGTAAATTCTATGGAAAATATCGCCCTTGCCCAATCACCGCGCGAAAGGAAAGAATCTTCTTTATAGGAGGCATAGCGTACATCCTTCCACCCTAAACCCGTATAAGCATCGTACACTTTTAAATAGCCTTTGCTTACATAGGAGAAGAAAGACCGTATGTACCTATTCAGCTCCGCTGTAGCTACTTCAGAGCTATCGGCAATACACTTTATCCAAAACGAAACAGACATGGTTTGCTGTTCATAATACATGTCTGTAACCCATTCATCTTTTCCATTTTCATCGGGATAATCCACGCCATAAGGCTCTTTTGCAGACGGCAACGCAGGGAACGGGTTTGTCTTTGCGACAAGACCCCACTCCCTAAACGTGTCATGGGCGTTCAAATCCGAATCCGACTGAATGTAGAACGGCTTGTAGCCCGTTATTTCCGGTATATAAAGCATCTAAAGCAAAGTTATTTGGTTAAACCTTTCATAACCTCGTTTTGTTGCTATCTGTTACATATAGACCGAGATAGAGGTACGGCCGCTCTCTGTCGTTATAACGGATTTGAATTTGGATAGTATCGTAGCCGTATTCATAGCTGTATTTGCCGTATGGGCTTCAATAAGTGCTATATTGTCTGCGGCTGTCGGCAAAGAAGCAAGACCACCTAATAACTGTGGTAACTGCATTATTACGGGGTGCCATTGGCTCTCTTGCATTCGCATAAATGAAACGTCTGCGCGCATAGCATTAATGTAAGAGGCAAGCAGGCTCGCGGTGTCTTCCGTTATGGATTCTATCCCACTGGACAGGCTGTCACCTGTTTCGGGTTTAAAGAAGTCGTAACCTGCATTTTTAAAGGTTTCTTGAATTTGTGAGAGGACATCTCCGAAAAGGCCTACATATTGAGGATACTCCTTCATAAAGGCTAAAAGGTCGTCAACGATTGTTTGGTCACCGTTTAGACCGAACGAATCAATCATACCTTGCTCTAATTTATCAAGAAGAGGCTGGAACACCTTGGCGTATGCCATTTGAACTACAATATCCTGTATCGCGTCTGTCGCGTAATCCCGAAACTTATCTATTCCTTTATAGATATTACCATTGGTAAATGCTTCGACAAGCGCATCCGACAACTCCGTACCAAAGTCACCCACTAACTCTTCAAATGTATCTTTCATCTGTTTTTGGGCTTCCATAGCCTTTTCGCGTATTTCGTCCCAGTTGTCAATGAGTTTCTTTGTTTGTTCGTCCATTTTATTGTAATCCGCAATAATTTTCGGATTTAGTTTGTAGGACTCAGGGTCATCGGGGTCGAGAATACTACCATACTGACTCGTCAATGAATCGTAAACGGCAACACGTTTTTTGCTACCGAAAAGCCCCGCGAAGAAGCCTCCTACTGCACCGACAACCGCCCCGACTCCGGCAGCTACTGCCGTACCGATAGGACCCACAATTCCACCGACAATCGCGCCTGCTGCCGCACCTGCGCCTGCGCCTGTGCCGGTATTCTTCATTATCGACTTCCAGTTGTTGACTTTCTTTGTTCCGGTCTGAACACGCCCGTTCTCCTCAAGTTCACCGAGAAGCCCGTTCAAATCCTCCATCGCAGCCGCATACTGTTTTCCGCCCTCTATCGCTTTTTGGAATGGATTTTCAACTCCAAAAATGTTCGACTGTTCATAGTCCAAGGCCTCAAGTTGTAGCATGGTGTATTCATGCGCGCAATCCCGAACTGTTTGATTCCAAGCCGCTTGTATTTTGCGATTTTCCTCCAACTGTGCGCCTATGTCGGAAACAATCGTCATAACTCCACTCATAGCGGTAGACGCAAGCCCGAGATAACCGCCAAGGCCATTAACCTCTGCGTCCTTACTGAATATAGAGGCTCCGTCTTTCATAAATGAACTCATTCCGCTAACCGTGGACAGAGCAGAGCCAATACCCGAGAACGCGCCTCCTGCCGCACCAAGGAAACCGCCCATTCCCTCCATTGTACTACCGAGTTTTGAAAGGCTTGATGCAACACTATCAATAAGAGTTTTTAACTCTGACGCCCATTTTACATTTACATTCGTAGCGGCATTGCTCAATAACTCTTTCAGTTTGTTATCAAGAACATCAAGGCTTACTCCGAGTTCTTGTGCCCGTTGCTTTAGTTCGGGCGTTATCAAACTTGAATCTATCGGGTTTGCCCTGAGGGCTGCTATCTGAGTGCGGAGGTTCGCAAGTTGCTGCAGGCTCTGGTTTGACAGATTGGACATATCTATGCCCTTGGTATCGAAAAGCTCTTTTTTATACTGTTCTACAAGGCCGGATATGCGCTCCTGTAATACCCTCTTATTCGCATCGATTTCGGCTTTTTCAAGTTCTGCTATCGCCTTTAAGCCTTCCGCCTTATACTCCGTCCACGGCTTTGTCTCTTCTTTTCCGCTATTCTTGTACGAGAACTCCTCTAATGAAAGATTGGCGCGCATAGCACCGTACTTTGCGGCTGTCGCGGCATTCTGCTTTACCGTTTTCTGTAATTCGGAGTTTAGACGGGTTGCAAAGCCCGTTGTCTGCAAGTCATTCATGACAGACCTCGCGTCATTAAGTGCCTCCGCAAGCCGTTCGCCCGCGTTCGCGGATTCGGTCATATCGGAAACAAGTTTATCCACGCCCGATTTAGATTCTGCCGAAGAAAGGGATTGGCGTACCTTTGCAGCCGCGTTTGCGTCTATTTTCGCAAGCGTGTCAGCCTCCCGAAGTATAGCAGAATTGAAATCACCGCCGTAAAGTTCTGTATTCGGGAATAGCGTGCCCATATTCGATAGCGCGGACTTCTTGTCCATGCCGGACTTTATTAGCCTATCATACGCATCTTTCAACCGCTTGAGGGCTTCAATCCGCATTTCGATGGCGTCTTTTTCGGTAGTGTCTGTTTTAGTTGAGGTACTGTAACTAAACCGTCCCGAAGGTGTGAACGGAGAGCCGCTGCTTAGGCTTATACCAAGGGTCTTAGCTATCTCTTCATAAACCTTGATTTTAGTCTCAAGCGAATCTCGAACTCCTAATAGCCCGTTCTCTGTGCCCGTATCAGCCGCAATAAGTTCTTTACTCAAAGCCTTAGCTTGCTGCTTCGCTTCGGTGTAGGCATCGCGCAACTGTTCTATCCAAGACCAAACATCAGTATATTCATCAGTCATGATTCCTCCGGACGCAGCCTTATTCTTGTAACCTGCCCCTTGTAGAATATCATTTACGACTTTTTTCCACCCACTCGCCTCCCATTTCGGGGCCGGGGTCTCAACCTTGTAACCCTCGTATAACTTGTCAAGTTGAGCCATACGCGAATTGAATGTTTCAATATTCTCCGCCCACATGGTACGGTATGTATTGAACATCGTCTCAAAGTATTGGCCGAAGGGGTCTTGTTGTGTTTTCAGAGCCTTCCAACCGCTTTGGCCTAACCCCAATAAAGCAGGTTTTGCGTACTGCTCCATTTCTTTTCGAATATCGGGGACGTCAAGGCCTTGTAACGACTGAATATTGCCTGCAATATAATCTTTTATTATAGTTGTAAGGGTTGTCGAGAATTTCCTCTTTACGCCGCCCGTAGGATTGAAAGCAGCTTCCATTATCTCCTCATTCCTCCCTTCGTAGGCCTTTTGTATAGTGTTCGCGCCCTGTTGTCTGAATTTTGCTTTACCTGCTGCTTCGATATTCTCTTTGAGGCGTCCATAAGAGCCGGCAAGGTCATCAGCAGCAAGTTTTTCCTGAACAAGCCCGTCTGTATAATCACGGAATTGTATCAAAATTCGCTTCTTCGTTTCGGCATACTCTTCCGTTCCCGTTTTGGCTTTTTTTAGTCTATCAAACAGGTAATCGAGCATAGCCTTTTCGGAAGTCATAGACATTGTGAACTCATCGAATTGACTATTAAGGTCTTTCTGAGCCTTCTTCCAAAGGTCTGTATTTTGAACGGCTGTATAGATATATCCTGCCAAAGCCGCTACTGCAACAGCTATCGCGGTATAAGGGTTTTGCTTTATAACGGCATATAACGCCCGTACGGCCTTACCGAGTGCGGACGTGGCCAAGGAGGCCGCGTTCGTACTGAGCTGGTAGAGCATGAGTGCCGCCCTAACAGTACCGAATGTGATAGCAAACGTCTTTAGAGTGCCTATGACTTTTTCATAGTTTTGCATTAACCCCGTTATCCCGTCCACTGCACCAGTTAGAAGCCCTTTATTATCGTTACCTATTTCTGACAACATTAGATTATAAGCATCTCGCAAGTTGCTTATTTTGCCTTGCAGAGTACCCGCAAGGACTTCCTGCATATTGTAGAACTTGCCACCCTCACTTGTCATGTTGCGGAATGCCTGTTCTACCATCTCAAACGGAATCTGTCGGCTACTTATACGGTTGAACACGTCCCCGATACTCACGAGTTTACCCTCCGTCTCCTTAATCTGTTTTTGGAGTTCTTCAAGAATCGGGATGCCGGCTTCTGTGAATTGCCTTACCTCCTGTCCTCTCAGATAGGCTGCGCTCCTTACCTGTCCGTAAGCAAGAATAATTCTATCCATGGAGACGCCAAGTCCGGCCGATACATCCGCCAGCATCTTCATCGTATCAAAGAGTTCATTAGCGGGGAAAGAGAAAGCGGCAAGTTGTTTGGTATATGCGGCCAAATCCTTAAACTCAAACGGGGATTTAACCGAGAATGCTTTAATCTTGTCGTATATCATATCGGCCTCGGTAAGATTGCCGACAATAGAACGCAAGGCGACTTGTTGTGTTTCAAATTCTCCCGTAACGCGCACGAGTTGACTGACAAATCCCGAAACGGCACGAATCGAGAAGTAAGAGAGTGCGTATTTCGCAAGTTCAACAAATACCCCGTTAAGTTTGCCCATTTGCCGCCCTGCGGCCGATGCACCTGAGACTACTTGCGTCTGAGTAGTGGCCAGTTGTCCCATATTGGCGGTAAGGTTGCGCGCCTGTGCAGAGGCTGCTGCAAGCGTCTGAGAAAGACGGGATACCATTGCAGGAGACGTCCTCATTGCGGTGTTAGCCTTTGCCGCCGCCCTTTGGACTTGATTAAACATGGTTGCCGCCTGCCTTAAAGACTTTGTGAGCCGGTCTAATGCGGTTGCCTCATTGTTAAATGTAGTGGCATGACTTTTGTAAGTGGAGGATACTCTCGACAAAGACGAAAAACCGGAAGCCGCCTTTGCAAAGGTGTTTGCCGCTTTCGTAATCCCCGCCGTATTGATATTTATATTGAAAGAGCCGTTTACCTTGCGTGCAGCAGTGGCCATACGTTCAAGGCTTTTCGCTGCGGAATCCAAGGAGGACGCGCTCCGGCCTGCTGTCATCAGAGCGGCCATTGCCTTTGCTGCTGCGGCTACAGCCTTGGACATATCTGAAGCCGACTTTGCGGCCTTTCCAAAGGAAGCCGCGTCAGTATTCGCCCCACTATCTGTCTGCTTTAGGCGTGCTTTCGCTGTGAGTAGGTCGGATAGACTTACGTTGAACTTCTCCGCAAGTTGAATATCAGCCTTTATCTTCTTGTTGAAATCCGCGTCATCGAGTATGACTGCGAAGTTAAGGTTATCTATTGTTGCCATACTGTCATTACTTATCGTCTGCCGCTCCGGAGAACAGCTCTTCTGTTGTTACCGCCCGTTGACTTTTCCACCGTTTTCTACTCCTCTCAAGTGCTTCGCGGTTAAGGCGTTCGCACCGCGCATCCACTTTCTTCGTATTTTGTTTCCTGTCGTTAAATAGAGTATGAGGCAAATCGCTCTGCATTAGCTCTATCTGCGGCATGGTAAGTACGCATCTATATCCCCAGTTCAATTCCTGTATAAGGCCGAAACAAAAGGTGCGTATCCGGCCATATTCGGGAAAATCCTTTACGAATGCCGCTGCCCTACCGAAATCAGTTCGGCTCGGTATTGCTCGGCTTCCTTTCCTGTCATCCTCATCCAATCCGTCCTCATATCCGTCAAGTATGCCATATTTGTCCAATGTGCCATAAGCGGAAGTTTTTTTTTACCCGCTGCGATAATTGGCGTCATTTGTTCTTCTGTATACCCCTTCAAATAAGCCCATATCCGCCACTTTATAGGATAAAGCATACGAATACTCCAATAGTTATTCAAAGTTATCAATACGGCCTGTTTTACCGCGAAATACGGCTCTATGCAAAGACTTTTCAAAGTCGCCCCCGTATCTTCCGGCAAATTAGCATCCCTTTCTTGCCAAAGTAGAGTGAGGCGTTCGATAGTGTACGGCTTCATACCGCGAATCCTCACGGTTTTCCTTGTTCCGGGGATTTCGACTATCTCCGGCCTATCCTCAACAATATCTATATAAGAACGCCTCTCGGCCGATATCGGTTGTGTTGTCGTGTCCATTAGTGTTTATTACTAAAAAAAAAAGAGGACAGGGCATAGCCCCGCCCTCCGTGGGTCAAAATCGTTGGTATTCTATGCCTGTGAGAGGACTGCGAATCTGTCACCACCGGCATTAACAAGTACCTGCCCTCTAATCCCGATATAATCAGGAGAGCTGCTATCATCATGTGCCGGAGGGTTCGCCTGCATCTTGACGTGGCCGATAACAAGAGCGGATTTCTTACTCTCGCTAACGATAAGTACCGATACATCTACAGCCTTACTGGTTTTGTATCCCTTTCCGGTATAGCTTGCACCGTCCGGACCCTTCACTACGCCTGCACCGCTATCGCCTGCTTCAATAGCCGCGCCAGCTTCAAAGAAGTAGTCAAGTACGGCTGTCGCAAATGACGGGATATTGGCTTGGAAGTTCCACGCGCCCTCAGTGAAATCGAAGTCTATGACTTCCCTCATTTGGTCGATGCGAATTTCGCTTGTATCTCCGTCATCAGGCGCGAGCGTAAAGCTGTCCTGTATGGAAAATATTTGGTCTGCATTGGAGAAGTCAAGACCGCCCAATGCTACTCCGCCCTTAGGGTAGGGGAGAATAGATATGCTCGCGTTGCCCTTGTGCAAATCGTCAAGCATTGCTTTTGTGAGTGTTGCTGCCATTTTATACTGCTTTAATGATTGTGTTGAACTTGATAACCCTTGCATGGAAGCCGTAGCTGTCTCCGGTGTCACCGATAAGCTGCGGGGTCGAATCGAAGAGGTATTTTTCCGTTTCATAAGGCATCGCCTCCATTAGTTTTCCGTACATATAGGATAGTTTATCCGTATTCTTGCGCCCCGCGACGTCCCTTGCGAAGAGGGAAATAGCCACCATACAGCGGCCATAGGCCTGCGTGTCCTGAACGGTGCCCGTAACCTTAACAACAGCAAAGTCATTGACAATACTATTGTCAGCCTTCGGACGGTCGTCATATACGTTTGTAGAGACTTCGCCGTTCCGAAGAATCTGTTTCAGGGCTTTTTCAAGCGCGGTTGTGTCGTATAGCGTTCTCATATCGGTCTGAAATAAGAGGTAAACTCGGATTCTGTCATCATGGCCGTTGTATGAAGTATTGACATTTCATAATCAACGGAAAACCATTCAGGCGGATTCATTCCGGCCATAAGCACTCCAGTCCAGCCACTTCCTGCGATAGAGGGTGCAAATTGCCGAATAGCTGCTTCTGCACCCATCGGGTTACGCCCGCCCTGTTTTGCTCCACAGGCGACAACCGTCCGCCCCTGTAAAACCGCCCATGCGTAGTCGTCATCAAACTCGGAGTGAAGTCCGTGATGGTCATCATGCGAAGACAAAGCAAAGTCCATAGCACGTTTCATGAATCGAATCATACCGTCAAGTATAATTGATTCCTCGGACGCTTTCAGATAAGAGAATGCGTCTTTTATTATGCTACTATTCACTTGTCTGCTGTCAGCCATTGATTACTCCTTTATGTCGTTCAACCAAAGATTGGTACCTATGTTGTACGTTGTTTTTTTGATTAGCCGTCCTCGGAATGTCCTTTCGTAGTCCTGTAGTTCGAGTTCTGTACCCGTGGGCAAGTCATTCAGGAACATTGGCGTAGCTATCTTGTAGTCTGCAACCGTCACTTGTCCATACTGACGCGCCGAGCCTGTAGCCGTTCTGTATCCGAAGTTGACGCTTTCGGCCTCGTGTGTAACGAAACTGCCGTCCGGACGTCTGACGGGTTCTCCGTCAAGAGTATCCACAACGTCAAGCGTCAAATAAGAACGTACAGGGTTTCCCTTTTTGTCCGTAACAGGGTCTCCGTTTCGGTCTGTGGCACTCGTGATTACTCTGAGTGTGTGTGGGAATCTTGGGTTATACATTACTTTTCGCTAATAAAGGTCTTTCATGGTCATTCCGGAGGCCTCGGCCTCCTGTGCCTTTGCCGTATCGCCCCACTTTCTATACAGGCGTGCTGCCATTGCTCTTAGGGCGGCTCTATCGTAAACATTGCGTGCGGCTTTCTGATGCTGCCACCCACCGTCCGACATGAATTCCGCCTGTTGCGTTACAGCAGCGTTCCCCGCGAACATAAGCAAGTCCGCAAGACATAGGTCTCTATCCCGTTCACTGACTTCCGCGGCTTGTATACCCGGCCACAATTGGCGGTCAAAGAGAACTGAAGCTATGGCCGTATCGGGAAAGTCAAAATCGACTTTCCCTTTTAGCCACATTTCGATAGTGTAATACGGCACACCCATTTCTATTCGTTAGGATAGAGATAGTACATGTACTGAGGGACTTCCGGTACGCACAGAGAGGTCATCTCGGTGCATACAGTCTGACACTTCTTAACGGGGTCATCTGCAACGGTTATGAGGAGACGGCCGTCATAGAGAGTAGAAGAAGCGGAAGCTCCTGCGAAAGGAAGCGGCATGACTGTAAGGATTTCGCCAATCTTTCCGTCCGGTACGAATACCAGTACGTCTTGCTCGAAAGCATTTACAGTTGTCTTGACAGACTTTCTGAGGGTCTTGTCGTACTTCTCAACTGCAACCTTGGAATCAATAACCTTTATCGGGCAGCCAATCATCTGTGCGAGTGTCTCGGTCTTTGCATCCTCTGTCATGTAAGAAGCGGCGGCTGCTGCATTGGTTTGGTCGGCTGCAAGAGGGAATTTCTCGGCCGCAAGGGCTTTAAGTACGCCCGAATGACGGAGGATTCGTCTCCAATAAGGTTTACTAACCTCAATATGCCCGTTGAGGCCTTTATCGAATATTGGCGCGAGCCAATCGATAATGTCGGTTACGGGGTTTGCGGTGCTGCCCTCTGTAGCGTATGTGCCCTTGTCTGTCCAGAACCTGCGGTTGCCGGTTATCTTTGAGACGTTGGCATCGGGGACGTTTGCACTGAAAGTGATACCCACGATACCCTTAGGGTTGTTGGAGTCGTTAAGGGTAAGACCTCTCCTTGATACCATCTGATGTCTCTGATAGGTAAGGGAGTTTGTGTGCGCCTGTGTTAGAGTATCGATAGTATTGAAGAGTGCCATTTTAGCCCGTGTTCCCACCTGTGAGGCCGGAAGCATCTTTTCGAGAATCATCTGCTTGCGCACTTTATCCTCATTGAAGTACTCCACGTTCTTCATTCTTGGGATTGAGCCTGTAGCTACTGTAACGTCTCCGGCCGAGCTTGGAACTGCGGGGGAATCAAGGTCGTAGTAGTTGGCCATTGCGGTGATGCCCAGCTCTTTCTGTATCTGTTCGTATGTGAATTCGAGCTGCATATCGGGTGCAAAGTCGAATCCGTCAACATTAAGAGCGTTGTACTTATCCGCAAGGACTGTATCCACAAAGACCTGTAGTCTTGCCGAACTTGTGTCGCCACCGAAAGCGCGCGACAATAAGTCATAGAATTGTGATGCGTATCTATCCATTTGTTTGCCTCCTATCCGTTATGCTGATAAACTCCGGGAACTGCGGCTTTCATCTGTGCTTTGATGTCCGCTGCAGGGGTTCTGTCTACGAGAATACCCTCACCGTGAAACATTACTGCCGCGCCCGATGCCGAAACTGTATCCTCATACCCGAATTTGATGTCGTTATAGAGGTAGGCATTAGGGGCTTTTGCCTTTGCTTCTGAGTGTACGAGTACCACGACAGAGCCGGCCTTTGCGTCCGATGCCGTGGTGAGGTCGTAAAGGTTCGAATTGTCGGTGTGCTGTTTCACTGCTGTAATAGCCACCGGCTCTCCGTCTGCCGAGAATGTGGCACCCACTGTTCCGACAAAATCGGACGTCTTAGGGGTGATGTTGTATAGTCCCGTATCAACGGTTATCACGCCCTCTGACACTGCGGTAACCTTGAGCGCGATGTAGGGGGTTATCACCCTATTTTCTATGTTGATAGGTGTTCCGGCAGGGTAGTGAATACCCTTACCGCAGTACTCAGAGGCTACTGTACCTCCTGCCGGCACGGGACTAACAGTTCCGAGCCATACCGGTTCCGAAAGCCCGAAAGGCTTATTCCCCGAACCGAAAGCGTTGAATGACTTGTACATGTCTGCTTGTTTTTTTTGGTTGTTGTCTATTCCTGTTTAGGGAGCTTTCCAGCCTTTATTAGTGCCTCTTTAAAGTCTTCATCGGCGATTTGGCCTCCTGTTCCTCCGCCTGCCGGAGGAAGTGTCCCGTTGCCGTAGAATTTCCTATAAGTGGCATCATAATCGGCTTTAAGCCTGTTTGCGGCATCTTCTGCCGTTTCCTCACCGTTGCGCACCGCGTTAGCGGTAACAAGGTCAAGAATGTTGTCATTAGACGAACCTGCCGACTTCATAGCAGCGCGGAGTTCGGTTCTGAACTGAGAAAGGCGTTCGGTATCTTCTCTATCCTTCAGACTTTTTTCCAAAGCTTCCATGCGTGCGAGTATGGTCTTCATGCCGTCCTCTTTTTCTATGTCCGGTTGCTTTTCAGGCTCTTCGTTATCGGGTTTTACCTTGTTTTTCAAGCCATCAAGTTCTTTGGACAGTTGTGAGTTGCGCGTCCGTATGGTATCCGTCTCGCTTTGAAGCAGGCGCAGGAGCGTTCCTGCCTCCTCACCTTCCGCAAGTGCGTTAATATCTTCGTCCGTGCTGACGGTTTTTCCTTTAAGTAGGAAAGCGGCCACCCCGTCAAATGCCTTTTCACCCAAGCCCAAATTCGCGTACCTGTTCCTGAGTGCTTCCTTTAATGTTGTCATAAATTAAAACGTTTGTGTTTCTGAGTACTAATTTCACGCAAAACCCGTAACAGTGAGAAACATTTGTTACATATTGTTGCGAATATAAACGTTACTTTGTAGTATGAGAGTAAGGGTTGATGAACCAGGGTTAGACCCGGTATTCGCTTCTGTCGGGCAGCGCGTATGGTCGAATGCTTTCGCGGAGCGGATAAGAGAAGAGAACCTAAAAGCAAGGCGCGAGGGACACAGGATAATGAACCAAATTCCGCAGGCCGGCTTTCAGGAGGATGTCTTATTGTCTGATGCGGATATTGTCATTGAGGGAGGGAAGAGGGGACTCGGCAAGACGCACGTGGCATTACTTGGTGCGCTTCCGTACATGTCCAATCCGGATGTGAGTATGTACGGATTCCGAAAGTTTGAGGACGATGTGAGGCGTGGTATTTGGAAGTCCTCAAAGCAGGTCTACAGGCCATTTGCTGTAAGTGCTGAAGCTACGTTTGAGTGGCGTTTTCTCGGAGGTACGGGGGCGTCCATGAAAATGGAGCATCTGCAGGACCCGAAGAAGATTTCAGACCGATTCCGTGGCGTTGAAATGGCGTATATCATTATTGAGGAGTTAGCGGAGCATACGAGGGAGAATATGGATGTTCTGTTTGAACTTCTTTCCTCTAACAGGTCAACTGCAGGCGTAAAGCCAAAATGTATGTGTACCTGCAACCCTGTCGGAAAGAGCAATAAACTCCGGATGTTCCTTGATTGGTACATAGACCCCGAAACAGACCTTGCCATCCCCGAGAGAAGCGGTAAAATCCGTTACTTTTTCCGTTACGGTACGGACGTTTCGGAGATAGCATGGGGAGACAGCCCCGAAGAGGTGTATGCCCACGCTGCCGCGCATAGCAAAATAGAGGGTATGTGCGCAGAGACTGGATTATCGTATCGGGATTTCATTACTTCGCTTGTATTCATAACGGGAGAGTATCATGATAATATAATGCTCCGCACAGTGGACCCGAGTTATATGAAGAGAATATCCGCAAGGGGAGGGGAGAGTACGCAGAACGATATCCTCGGTTTGTGGCGAGATATTGATACCGGCAGTGCGTTACTGACTGAAAAAGACATGACAAAATTCTTTGACAATACGGAGCGCAGGGACGGTGTAATGAGGGCGAGTGCGGACGTGGCTTTGACGGGTGACTTCTTCGTTATATGGGCGTTTGACGGGCATCATGTATGTGATTTGGAGGCTTGGTACGGTGTCCCTTCTGACGAGGTTGTGCAGAAAGTGCGTCATTTCCTTGAGCGGAACGGTGTAAGGGAGGAGAATTTCACTTACGACGCGAATGGTCTCGGTCTTTGGCTAAAGGATACATTCAAGTACGCACGGGGATTCAATAACAAGTCAGCACCGAGCGACCCACGTTTATGGAACAATCTAAAGTCCGAGAGTGCGGAAAAGTTCATAAAGGCTGTAAAAGCGGGCGAATTTAGCATTTCACAGGATATACTGATGCGCAGTCTCACTGACAGTAAGAAACGGACGTTCACGATACGGGAGAGGCTAATGGAGGAGCGAAGGGCGTTGAAGCGGAAAGATAATAGCGGAGGCATATTCGAGATTATAAGCAAGCCGCAGATGAAGACTGAGATAGGGCATTCACCGGACTTTATAGAGTCGCTTTTCATGGTAATGCCGCTTATGGCGGTTTCACGGACAATAGAGCGGTCAGGATTTGAATGTTTATAACCAAAAACACTGAAGAAGATGTGGACATACAGCATTGACAACACGAAGCCGGAGCGGATACTCACCAAGCCGGCATTCAAGAGGGCTATGCCCTCACCTTTCTTATCGGAGACGGTAGTCGGAGCGGCCACGGGAGGCGGACAGGCTGCCGACATAACGGGAAATAGTCCCGTGACGTATGAACTTCTTTCGCAGGACGATTTTCTGAGGGAGTTTGATGTAAACGGGCACAAGATAAATTCCGCCAAATATTGGCCGGATTTGATAGAGTTGAATACTCCGTCCAAGGTATCGCGAAAGGTCAAGAGCAGGGTTGCTGTAGGTTGGCAGGAGCGCATACACACGAAGCGTCTGACGGCCTTATGTGGGAACAACGTGAATCATCGTTTAATACGTGGGTACGGTGCGGAGAGCCGCGAGCTTGACTATCTATCAATGTTCAGAGAGGGTTGGGAAGAGAAGAATATGGAGATAGCGGTATATGACTTCATATCGGCCGACGGCAAGACGGGCGACAGTGCGGTTGTCTTTTGGAAGTCAAATTACCGTATGGGTTGGCGTCAGATGTCATACGATAAGGGGGATATATTGTATCCTCATTATGACCCAATATCGGGGCGTCTTGCGTTGTTCGGCAGGAAGTACACGTCAACGGGAGATGACGGTAAGGAGCGCACGTATCTTGACGTGTGGGACAACACTTATTATATCCGTTATGTTATGGATTCGGACGGTAGTCCGCGTGGGGTATGGAAGGTAGACGTGTCCAAGGCTCCGCACGGTTATTCGCGTATCCCTGTCGTTTACCACAGGTACGGGAGTCCATTTTGGGCACCGTCACAGAGCCTGATAGAGAATTACGAGATGTCTGTTTCTCAGTTTGCGGAGAACAACTCTGTATATGCGTTGAGGATTCTGTATTCTCTCGGACAGAGCATGAATGTGAAGAGCACTGTAGACGGGACGCCTGTACGGATTGACAGTCCAGACCCAAATGCGAAGGTAGGGTATCTTGAGCCGGCTGATGCATCGTCATCGTTTACGGAGCAGTTGAATATCCTTGAGCGGAATATAATGCGGTCATCCTTTGCGGTTGAGACGCCTGAGTTGAAGAGCGGTTCGGATTTGTCGAGTTTGACTGTAAAAATGATGTTTGCGGACGCTTATTTAAAGGCATTACAGGACAGTCAGGAGTATCAAGAGAGTCTTGATGATATTACGGCTTTATTCAGAGAGGGGTACGGGACGGAGAGTGGCCGGATAACGGATTTCAGCAATATGCGTATCAAGTCGGAATTATCACCGTTCATATTCATGAGTGAGGGAGAGTTAATCAACGCGATAACGCAGCTTGTGGGTATAGGTGTAATGAGCCGTCAGACGGGAGCGGAGATAGCCTACAATGCTGGTTACGGTACGGCGGACGAGTGGAGTAGGCGTCTAAAGGAAGACCATGATGCGCTTATTGGGGTAAAGGTAGAGAGTACGAAGCAGAACGGGGATATAATAGCGGAGGCGCGTGAAAATGGGCAGTAGTCGGTCAGAAGAGATGATGTCCGGTGTCCCGTCAAGGATACGGGCGTATGTAGACAGCGCGGTTACGGAGGTTATAGCGCAGGAGTACCCGCGTAACGGAGAGGGGCGAGAGTTCACGTATGATAGGGATATTGCCGCTATAGTGGGGATTCTTATGGGACTTGCCGATGAGATATACGTTGATTGCCGGAGGGTAGTGGCGGAGGTATCGGGGGAGCTTGGTATTGATACGGCGGAGGGTCTTGCGGCTATTTTCGGGGAGAGTGGGTGGGCAGACCTTAGGCGCAGGATTGACGGGCACTGTAGTCGTCTTTTGTGGCTTTTAGAGGCGGCTTTAGCGGCGGGGTTTGAGGAGGGGTTGTCCTTTTCGGAGTTAGTGAGGGAGGCGCAGGGGGCGGTGCGTTCGCCTAACACGTCCAAATTAATTTCAGATGCAAGGAAGAAGGGCGGATTCACTTCGTCATACGTTACGGACGGGGATTTATCCGCGAGGTTAGGGATACTATCATCGCCATTGGCGGCATTAACATTGCTTGTTCAGTGGATAGTATCGGCCTCATGGACAAGGATAAAACTTCTCGGGTTTCGCAGGCGTGGTGCAACGGGATACAGGGTCATACGTCATTCCAATTATCCGTGTCCGGTATGTGCGGCTGCGGCAGCTGTCATACATCCGATAGACGACATAGTAGTACCGCTTCATCCGAATTGCGTGTGTACGGTTGAAGCGGTGTACGATAAATAAGTTTTCGGTTATTTAATTTACTGTAGGGGCGTCCTTAACCGTTTGCATAGCGGCTGTATCTTTAAGGGCGTCCTTTTCATTTATTTCGGGGTTAAAGAGGTCTGTATGTCTTTCGACACAGGATGTGATTGCTTTTAGTATATCATTCAGCCATTCTATATCGAATACTGATGTTGAGTTTGCCATTTGAGCGGTTGCCCAAGTTTCGAGGGCGTCAGAGGCTTTTTGTTCATAGAGGGAGTTAAGGATTTGTCCGGCGATGGAGGCCTTATCGACGGAGAGGTCCCACAGTCCGGAGGATGTTCTGACGCGGATAGAGGCTTCATTGAAGTTCCACAGGAAATTCCCTGTGCGGTAGTCGTTAGTTTGTTCCATGGATAATAGTATTTTCGTTATTCGATTGTATTGGGTAGAGGAATATAACGGAGCCGCCACGTCCGTTATTACCTGTTTTGGCACCGCGTGTTTTGAATTCGCGTTTAACGGCAAGGGGCGCAAGGATACCGCCCATTTGTCTTGAGAGGGCGGCGCAGGAGAAGGCCACGGGTTTGCACTTATCATCCGTAGGGGTGATAGAGAAGTGGTTTTTAGAGAGCCACCCTGTGACGGGGTCGGCTGCGAGGACGGCCTGTCTTCTCATGTCTGCGAGTTGGTCGTCAGAGGCTTTGCACGGGGTAAATTCTCCGCCGTTATCGAGGAGGCGTTTACGTCCTTGCATTATCCAGTTAAAGACGCCCGGCAGTTCGGTTGCGCATATTTTTGCGGCAAGGCGTCGGTCTTGTCGTGAGGGAGGGATAGTGACGCCAAAGACGATAGGGAGGACGCGTCTGAAGAACGCGGGTGAGATATCTCTAAAACGTGGGGTTTCATTGAAAGCGAAAGCGAGGGGAGGGCATCGGAGGACAACGCTGCCTTGGTACATGCGCCAGCCGTGTACCTCATTAGAGGAGGCGAGGGCTTTAAGGGCGGAATCGAAGGATGCGCCTTTGCGTGTATCGGCCGCGAAGTTAAGTCTTCGGCCTTCTATTTCGGTAAGGAATTTCGGGTCGGTTAGTTGGGCAGGGTCAAGAAAAGACATACCGCCTTTACCCATAACGTGTTTCATAACGTCAAACACTACGCTTTTTCCATTAGCACCGCTACCGATAAGGAACGCCATTTTTTCAATAGATATTTTTTCTCTATCTATATAGCACATACCGAAGAACTCCTGCAGGTTAGCGCGAGCGGTGTCATCGGGGAGCACCTCAGAGAGGAATTTTTCCCACAGGACGGGTTTTTGTACGGAGCGCATAGGGTAGTCAGCTTTCTCGGTGCAGATGATTTTCGGGGTAAAGGGGAGAGTATCGGCCTTATCCATATCATAGATACAATCCTCAAAGCAGATTTTACTACGGTCGGGTTGGGCGCGTTTACGGGAGAGGACAGTGAACGGGGTGTCGCCCATACGTCTTATATCCGAGCATCCGATGCCCATATCGTACAAAGAATTAAGGACGGCTTCTTTCATTTCCTTAACCTCAAGAGGGACATAGCAGCGTCCGTCATAGATACAGAGTCTTTCTCCGACATACATAACGGAGGATTCCTCAAGCATACCACGAATTATCCGGACATACGAATCCACACGGGAGTACGAGCCACGGTTACCAGAAGCAGCTATGAAATCCTGCGTACGTTCCGCACACAGTTTTCGCAGCTCCGTATCAAACACCTGTCCGGCTGTCATTTCTTCACATACCATACAAATCTTCTATCCTTACGGTCAAAGGCACTACAGAGTACGGAGCCACAACGAGTGGGGCCGTGTGAGAGGTCACAGCCGGAACAGGCTTCAGAGAAATGAATGTCCCTTGGTACTGGTACACACTCGAACTCCTCACCGCGTATTACTACCGTATCTCCTAATGGAACGTCCCTCTGCGGTAACATTGGACGCTTCTGTCTTACTCCACACATTTTACCCACCCACCGCAACACAAGATTACGCTCCGCGTCTGAAATATCCCGACCCGGATACAATATCCCGATTATGGCCTCAACCTTTGCCTCTATTTCTTCCATATCGCAAAATTAAAACATTTTTCCCTTTCATAATAAGCAAAATACTTGATTATCTTCAACAAATAAAGCTATTATCTGAAAATCAATTACTTACAATATTTTTTGTAGCTAATTTGAAAGATAAAACGTTTAATAACGCAAAAACAAGAAAAAACCACTCTTTTTAATAATTTTTTTCTTATTAATACTGAATGATTTAAAACGTTTCCTATATTATTATATCCTCACACCCGCCTAAATTTTTCGCGCATAAAAGAGAGGGAAAGTCTTATTTTAATACTATATTCTTATAATAACTTATTATTTAATAATTTAAAACGTTATAGATTTGCGATTTCTAAAAAGTTAAGTTATTGAGTATCAGCAATAAAAATCATTCGCGGTTTTTTGACTTTCCGGCATTTTGGCCGTCTTAAGGGTAAAAAAATAAAATAAAAAAAATTCTCGTGATGTGGTGGTCACCGTCTCGGCTCGTCCGCACCCCCTCCCCCTCCCTCTAATTTCGGGCACTTCCAGTCCGCAATATACGTAATTTAGTTGTAAATTATACCACCTTTGGCGACAAATTCAGGTTACATTATTCAAATAATCTTACCTACCTTTGTAACTCTTTGACTATTTGCCCGTTAGTTTTTGCCTTTGTTGCAGATATAATTCGCACTCTCCGCACTTTAATGGTGCATAAAACCTCGCTATGTCGTCCTCTTCCTTTTGCGGCCTTGCTTTCAATAATTGTGCCAAAACCTTAATTGTATCTAATAATTCCGCAGAGTCTTTAGCGTCATTAGCCAATCTTGACAATGCCGCCAATAATTGTTCAGCATCGGTGTAGTCGATGTCTCCGAGTTCTTGTTTGGCTCGATTTTTACCGAGCCCTTCATTCTCTACTACTTTAGTAACAGAGTTGTTACAATCTTTAGTAACAGAGTTGTTACATTCGTTACCCTCAACGCATTTACCGTTAGCCTCTTTGCCTTGCAGCATCTGCTCGATGTCCTCGCGGCGAATACCGAAATGAGCAAGCCAATTAGTAATACCGTCATCAATAATCCTTTGTCGAAGTGCATTCCATTTTGCGACTTCTCCGCGGAAATAATCCGCAACAGTCACGTGAGCCTTCCAGCGAGAGGCATAAGTATTATATGCCTTCGGAGCTGCATCCGGCGAGATAAATTGACAGTCACGAGACATACAATATAAATACTTCCAGTTCTCGATACCTTGAATTGCAGCAGCGGTTAACACGAATTTTTCGCGTTCTGACAGCCCATTCCTAATTGGTTTTTTCCCCGACATAACGTTTTAATTTTAGTTTAGTGTGAAAAAGCGAATTATTTAGAAAAGTTATTTTTTTTTGATTCTACCCGCAAATGTAATTTATTTAGGCGGTAAAAATAAGTAATCCGCTAAAAAATAATTTTGATAAAATGTAATATTATTTGTGATAATCAAGTAATTTACGTATCTTTGTATTGGAGATAAGACAAAAGCCCTGCATCTTATCTCACGACAAAAATTATGCAGGGTGCTAAAATTTAAAGATATGACAAAGATAGCAAAAAAATTCAAAGTGAAAAGAACAACGCGAGAGTCAAAAGTTCGCGAAGAATGCAGAATGCCAAATTCGAAGAAACAAATATAAATGCCTAATTCTTCTGGCGTTATACGAAGGCTAAACCTGTAAACATTTTAAATCATGAAAACTTTTAGAGAAATAACAATCGACAATGGAGCAACTGAAATGCATTATGCCGCTAATAATAGCGCGATATATGAGCTTAAAAGCGCACGCGCAAAGGATATGTATACCGAATTTGTAGCGCGTTATGACAGGCTTCCGAATTCACGGTGGTACAATAGACATTTCGATTTCAAACAAATCAGCAAATAGGTTATTTAAACGATTTTATATCTCTCTCTAGCCCCGGTCGGAGGACGGCAACAGCGAGCGACACGCTGCCGGGGCGCTATTGAAGTAGCAATTTAATGCTACTTTTTTTTTAAAAAAAAACATTTATATGCAATCTTTAATTAATAGCGCGCTATCTTCTGGAGTGCAAGGAAAGGCACTGGCCTACCACCTCCGCGAGATTGGCGTAACTTCGTGGAAGGCATTAAATGCCGCCGCGCTTTGGAAATTTAGAGACGAATTAGCCCGGACGGTTGCCCCATCCACGGTAAAAACTTATTGCGCATCGTTAGCCGCTTTAATTGAACGAAATGCCGATAAATTAAAGCTTCCGGCAGACTGGCGGAAGGCTCTCCAAGTGCGCGGAGAGTTACCCATTAAAACCTATTTGACGACATCTGAACTGGCACAACTTCGGATAGTCACCACCTCTACCCGAAAACAAGCATATGTAAAGGCGGTATTCATAGCAGCTGCTATGACTGGGCAAAGACTTTCAGATATTACGACCACACCACCCGAAGCAGTTCAAGGAGGGGTGCTCTCTTACAACTCAATCAAGACCGGACAAACGGCCACCGTACCCGTATCGGCAAGTACCGAGGCACTTATACACGAAGCATCCGAATTTAACGGCTCGATAACCGTTAAAGGATTCAATGAAATCATACGCGAACTATGCCGAAAGGCCGGAATAAATACCCGTGTACGAGTGTTCAAAGCAGGCAAAGCCCTAACAGGCGAAAAGTGGCAATTTGTTAGTAGCCACACAGCCCGTATAAGCTTCTGCACGAATTTAGCCCGTATGGGTGTGCCTATCATTGATATTTCACGAATGGCAGGGCATAGCTCCATATCTATGACTGAACGATATATCGTGCCGACCGCGCCAAGGCTAAACGAACAGGCCATGCGGTATCTAGGTAATTAATACTATATTTGCATTTGCGCAACAAAGCGAAACAACCAAAATAACTATGGCACGCTATAAATTTACCGAGGGTGCAAATAGATGCACCCTTTACGACACGGAAACGGGCATTCAAATAAGCTTTCCCCCTCACAGGTACAATGAAGAGCAGGAAGTATCATGCACTGAAGATATGACAGGATACACAGCCCCCGAACTTGCCCACATCATGAATGACGCCGCAGACTATATGCGCAGGCATCATATCGGAGTAGCAACGGATGCTGTTTACGGCTTTGAATTCTCTGAAGATGATTCCAGGCTCTTTCTTTGCCACTTTAAAGAGCCTATATGGAAAATAGAATTATTAGTCGGAGAATCTGTAGACGACTTAGCCGAAACCCTCATAAAAGCTGCGAAATGGCTAAAACAAAATAATAACTCCGAACAATAGAATCAATGGGCACGGTGGGTGGGTACGGTCGCGAATGGCTCTAACCAATCAATGGGCACGGTGGGGAGGGTATACGACCGAGAATAACTCCGAACAATCAATTGGCACGGTGGGGAGGGTATCAACTTGGAGTACAATCGGCAAAACCGTCCCCCGTTCCGTCCCGAATGCTCACTATAATGCTCGAGAAACGTTTTTTTATTACCCTGAAAGGGTACTGAAAAAAAAATCTTCATAATACTGAAATTCAGTGATTTATACTGAATATCAATGAGTTAAGGTACTTAAAATCATAATTAAAATTATAGTTTTAAGTACTTTTTTTCATTATTTTTCAGAAAATCCGTCCCCTTTTCCGTCCCCTTTTATACCTTTGTGGCATGAGAGCGAGCATAAATTTTTATCTGAAGAATCCGAACTCGGAGACTTCGCCCGTAGTACTCGTAATAAGAACGGGCGGCAAGACTATTAAAGAGGCGACAGGCGTGTCCGTAAAAACAACCCAATGGAGGCGGCCGAAAAAAGGAAGACAATACCCGACCGAACCAATCGCGGCTGCAAAGTTTGACGAAATAGAGTGCCGGATAAAAGAGGTACTGCCAAACGCCAAGGATATAGCCTATCTGAAACAAGTTGCCCAAAATGCAATCAAAGGCAACCCTACCCCCATTTGCCCAAAACGCCAATCCTTTTTTGAAGTCTCTGAAGAGTGGGTTAAGGAAGCACGCACCGATGCCCGACAAAGGCGGGCGGAACTCCGTACTTTGAGGAGGATGTTACCCACTGGCGCAGACTGGGAGACTATCGATACCGCGACATATTTATCTTTGGTTAAACAAATGGACGCGCACGGGTACGCCAAAAACTATCAAGGCACAATTATAGCCAAACTTAAAGCAATCATGAATCGCGGCTTCATGTTGAAGTATCACACGAATACCGATTATAGAAGCTTCAAAAAATTCGACATGACCGGAGATAGTATCGCCTTGACACAAGAGGAAGTCGACAAATTGTGGCATTTAAAATTATACCTGCCCGAAGAGAAAAAAGCCCGTGACCTGTTCATAGCAGGCGTTTATACCGCTGCCCGATTCTCCGATTATTCGCGCCTCACAAAAGACAATATAAGTGCAGATGGGAATATATCCTTTATCCAAGCTAAAACTGGCTCTAAAGTCATCATTCCGGCCGCATCGCGCTTACTCCAAGTCATAGAAAGAAATGGAGGTAGCGTCCCTCACCTTTCTATGGCGGTATTTAACCGTACACTAAAAAAGGTCTGCAAAAAAGCAGGCCTAACAGATACGGTTATACTATCTAAAAGCCGCGGAGCCAAGACGGAAGAGGTGCGTGTCCCTAAATACGAGGCCGTATCAAGCCATACGGCAAGGCGAACAGGTTGTACTCTGCTTTACCTGTCAGGCGTTCCCACAAGGCGCGTAATGATGATTTCCGGACATCAGACGGAAGCTGCGTTCTTTAGGTATATTCGCGTAACTCAAAAACAGAACGCGGAATTGCTATCTTCAAATCCGTTCTTTACGAAAAAATAAACTATTACGACTGCTTATCTGCAACCTCAAGCAATGATAGCAGCCTATCAATAACGCTTTGGGCACGGGCAAGGCTGCGCCTCAACTCGGCATTCGCCTTCCTTTCGCTTTCAAGTTCAGAAGATAAAGAGGCCACTTCCGTTGCGCTTGGAGTGGCTTCGACCGTTTTGGCACTTATCGTCATTTCGTCACTCATACCAAGCAAATAATACGGAGAGACATCCGGCCACCGCTTGAGAATCGCGCGCATTATTGCTTTACTGAAGCCTGTGCGCCCTTTGGCTATATCATATAGCGACTGTTTATTTATCCCCGTCATACGGGAGAATTCGGCCGTATTGTCATCGCACCGCGCCTCTATAAGAGCGCGCATCCTATCTTTATCCGTATACATATCATTTCTTCGATAGCGCGGCTATCGCTTCGGATAACCGCCTTATAGTCTCCTGCTGAGACCTTATCAACTCTTGCACGGAATCCGCGCCCGTATGGTTATTAATATCACGCCCTGCAATACTTCCATTATTTAGTCCTGTATTAGTTACTGTTGGTGCCAAGCCGAAAAATTCCGTCAAGGGAATCCCCGTGGCTCCGCTTACTCTCTCAATCGTCCCACTCTTTACGTCTTGAGACATTAACAGTGCCGACATGTTCTGTTGTGACTCTCCAAGCCGCGCCGCTAACTCTTTTATCTTTATGCCATGCTCGGCCAATACTTTCTTTATGCTCTCACCCGTCATATCTGTAACACTAAAAGAAATATTTGAATTTTTTTGAAAAAAAATCAAACTTTTCCTTGTAAATCAAAAAAACCTTTGTACCTTTGTTCTGTAATCAATCAAGTAATTGTAAGCACAACAAAAAACTTGCCGTTACGAGGTGATTATCAAAAGTGTGGCTGAAGTTTCAAGCCACGTGGGGTAGCGGCCTACATCGCCCGAACAGGGTCAGAACAGGTACGAAAACGGTTTTAGCCGTTAGATACTGACGCCGCCGATGATTGAATTAAAATTAAAATACCAATCAGTTCGGCAAGCCGTAATGCAGCAGGATTTTTCCTCCGGTCACAAGCCCGACAAATGCAGAGTGCGGTTTTTTTAAAAAAAAAGATAAAGAGTATGGATACACAGAGGATAGACACGCTCGTAAGTGAGCATAAGTGGCAAACTTTAATAGAGGAGATACCGATTGGGGAGAGTGTTCTCGATTTGCCCGACAGGAAAGCGTTTATGTCGTTACGGGCAACAGCATACCTGTACAATATGTTCCCCGAACATAATTTCAAGGTAAGAATATCATATTCAAGCAAAACAAGTCGGCTAAAACTTATTAAGGAAACTAAAAATGAGAACGAGACAGACACTACTGCAATGTGTTGACGATATGCAGAGACAATTAGACGTTATCCGTGCAGCTCTTGATGACTGTCTTGATGAGGAGTTATTAGGGTGCAGGGAGGCTGCTATCGCGGCAGGTGTCACGCCTCAGACGATTTCCGCATGGATTCGAGAGGGAAGATTAAAGAAAAGAAGCAGGCAAGGCCGAACAGGATTACTTCGCAGTGAGGTTTTACAATTAAAAAGGAATAGAGCATGAAAGAGTTAGGTATAGCGTTATACGTTCTCGGTGGGGCGATAGCCCTATTTGGTGGCGGCCTTTGGTGGCTACTTGGATGCATGATAATGATTGCAGGACAAGGCTGTCTCGATAGGTCAGAAACTGATAAGTCAGAAACGCGCGTAAGACGGTAAAGGTGCAACGCCCACGATGCAGTAAGGTTCGATTCCTTACCGCGCGTCCCGAAACAAGCCCGTGAGGGTGAGCCAAGGTTTTTCATCTTAATAATACACTGTTGTTTTGCATTGCTCGTGTAGTCCGGTAAGGGTTCTCCGGTTAGTCAACGGAAGCAGGGTTCGAGTCCCTGCCACGAGCCGAATTAATTAACAATATAATGAGAGAGAAAGATTTAGAGAAAATGCGTGAACTTGCTTCCGCTTCAGAGTACGCAACAGAAATTTATATCCGCGTCGGCAAAGACGATGACCCTGTAACGGAATTTCGGGTTAATTATGTGGCCGGAGCTTTTAAAGTGTGGACGATTGACCATTGCCCCATATTTTCAAAAAAAGTCACCTCACGGAATTTTGAATCGGCAGAAGAGGCTATAACCTTTGCTACAGAGGTCGCCACACGAATTAATAACAACGAGCATAAGACGTGTAAAGAAATAAATGACTTCATATCGGAGTTTGAACAAAAATAAATCATGGTTATAGAAAAACAATGTCCGAGATGCAACGGTACAGGGGTAATATACTTCGTTTTTGACCGGATAGACCGGAAGAAGCCATCTGTCGAGTGTACGCGCGAGGCGTATATGTGCCTTGCCGACGATGAGGACGAGGCCGAGGAACGGGGGCTGCGGTGGGTACAACAAGACGAAGCAACCTGCCCCGACTGTCACGGGGAGGGCGTTATTTACGAATTAAACGAAAAGGAATATGACGAAGACGAGCGATAGCCCGAAAGGGTTGTGGCCAAAGTTGGCCGAGATACAACGAAGCCTCAGAGGGCTGCTGCCGGACGCAAGCGCGGTAAGCTATAAGTATGTTAGCGGAGCTAAACTTCTCGGGGTTTTACGCCCTAAAATGGACGAATTAGGCGTAATGTTGAAACAAGAGGTAACAAGTATTCACAATGAGCGGCAAGACTATGCCACACGCAACGGCAATAAGTCCGAAATTTTCACAACCGTGGATATGCGGTTCACGTGGGTAGACACTGAAAGCGGAGAGACTTCCGAATGCGTGTTCTCGGCAAACGGTATGAACAACTGGGATAAAGGACTGGGGAGTGCCCTCACCTATGGGGAACGCTACTTCCTTCTAAAGTTCTTCCATATCCCGACCGATGAAGATGACGTGGACGCAATAACGCGAGAAGAGGCCGAAACTCCAAAGCAGGCAAAACAAGCCCCGAAACGGGTTATTGTAAGGCCGGGTGACCAAAACTACATGAACATAGTCAAACGTGTTCAGAGTGGCGATAATGACGTCATAAAGAGGGCAACAGGAGCAGGGTGGGAGTTCGACCCGACCGCCCTTGATATGCTTAATAGTTTGATTGCTGAAAGTAAGAAGAAATGAGCAGCTTGTACGATTTGCAGGCACTCGCGTTTAAGACGGAGTGCGAATTAGAAGAGAACGGCGGTGAGTTGACCGAGGAGATACAGCAGGCTCTATCTACTACCGAAGAACAGATTCCGGCAAAGATAGACGCCTACAAGGGGTATTTGGATTTTCTGAAAGGGCGACAGGCGGAGCTTGACGAGACAATCAAGGCTATACAGGCGAAGAAGAAAGCCGCCGCAAACGCCGAAAAGAGTGTACGGGAGTTTATTAAGTTCACGATGAAAGCATTCGGCCTTGACAAGATAAAGGGCGAAATATACACGGCTTCTCTGCGAACAGCACCAAGCGTTGAAGTTGATGAGGATTTAGCCTTAATGCTTTATCGCGAGAAAGTATTGAAAGCCCTCGAGTGGTTGCCGGATTGGGTAAAAGTAGAAATTAAGGTAGACAAGACGATAGCGAAGAAGTCGGCCAAGGATATGGAGATTTTGCCTGCCGGATTCAGTCGCGGAGAGACAGACACGCTCACTATACGATGATAACAATTAGCAATGGCGATACCGAGCAATTAGTTAAGTTGTTAAGGGATTATATATCAAGGATTGAAGTACACAATCTTACAGATTATAACAGGCGTCGTATCGCTAAATTACTTTTAACGAAGATAGTCACTAAATGGAAGAGTATAACTACGGATTAAGGCCGGATGATATAACGCCCTTCGTTTGCCCTGCCTGCGGTCTAATCATCAACGGTGACACGGATGAATTGCGGCGTTTAATACGGAATCATTTAAAAGAGTGTCCCGATTTAGCAGGGAAACGTGTCGTGACGAATGAATATGGCGTGTTACGGGCGGTTAAAGGCGAAGGCTCTAAAACCACGGGACAGGATAAGGTAGCACCGAAGCAGACGGCGTGGAAATACTACCGTCAACCAGTAGAGGTTACCTATCCGGATGGAAGTCAGGAAGTGTTCCCGAATATAACGCAAGTCGCGCTGAATTTAGGGATGTCTCGGTATATTATCTTCCGGAGAATCCGTAAGGGTCCGACTGTTAAAGGTAGATTTAAAGGATATAAGTTTAGATTCGTAGGCGATGAAAACATACAAGATAGCACTTGCACGACTATTTCCGGAGTGGCACATGAGGGCAGGAGTGGTGACGCGGTTTAAGGAGCATGTACTTGACGGAACAAAGCATCATGCCGTGTTGCCAAATTTCGATATTTGGAATAGGCGGATGAAAGAGATTGAGGCTGGAGAAGCCGCCCTTGAGATTGCCGAATACGCGCGAAGTCCAATATCGAGTGTGCCTTTTTTAAGGTTGACGATAGAGGACGGCATCGGGCTACAGCTGATTAAGTTCAGAAGTGACGGCATGGTCTATGAGATAGACGGAATGCATTCGGCAGGGTTTAACGACCTTGTACCGGATAACGAGGGTTTGCCTGCATTATACTTTCGGAATTGGATTCTACATTCAGAGAAATTATATGAGCCATTTGCAATAGTCCATTTTGGGAAGTTCCGGTATAAAGGGTGTAAAGAGGATTATAGAAATAGCAAGTTTCACAAGAATTATAAAAACAGAGAGTTAACAGATGTACAACAAACAACTAAACATAACGGAGATTGACATTACGGCTCAAAACGATATTCAGGTATTAAGCGATTGGAGACGTTCAATAGAAATGCAAATTACGGAAGTATTAACCACTGTCGAATATAACAAGCAGGCACTATCACCAAACGGCAAGAAGCTGCTTGGCTATCTGACATTATTCCGGAAGCTAATAAACATCCGTATAGGGGAAGTGAAGTTCGCATCGGGATACAGGAGTGAGAGTTCAAGGCGGAAGGATAGGGCACTATCAATGCTATTTATGAACAAAGCTAAAGAGTTGTTAGATGCGGAGACGTATAACAATATTCTCGATGCAGCAAAGAGCGCAGAGGTATTTGCCCCGACCCACTATGAGGTAAAAGAGATAGACACGGACACCCCTTCAGAGGAGATATTCTAACAGCATCGTTTTGCTGACATCGGCAAAATATTGCATAAGTGAAAAACTATGCGTATCTTTGTGATGTTCAATAAATATACGTGGCGAGTTTGGAAGCTCTGCCCTTAAGACGGTAGGGTATTTTTTTTAGTACTCGCTTCCATAGAGAGAAAGATATATCGACATTTTTTGGTGTATCGTCCCTTGGCCGCATTGTAATGATGCCGCCGTGCTTCCACGTATAAGCATTGAACAAAGGGTCGCGGTGCACCTTTTTTTTGTGTACCTCGGCACATGTTTAATGTTCAAAATTATACGTAAATGGAGCAAATTTCCGTTTTTAACAATCCGATGCTCGGGGAACTTCGCACTTTAGGGACTTCAGAAAATCCCATGTTCTGCGTTAACGACCTATGTAAGATTTTAGGATACGCCAATGCTCGAGCTGCTATTTCAAGACATGTAGATTCCCCCGATGTAACGAAACGCGACATAGGGGTAGTTACAAGCAAGAAGATTGATGGCACCGATGCCGTGCAGATAATTCCGATGAACTTCGTGAACGAATCGGGGTTATATGCGCTAATCTTTGGCAGTATCTTCAACAGTCCGCAGTTTGGGCAATTACGGACTATTGGTTCTTCCGAATGTCCGCTTTTCGCAGCGGCTGATTTATGTAAAATGCTTGGCTATTCCAATACGAGTAAGGCTGTAAAAGACAATACCGAGCCGGAAGAGCGGTATAACTATTCGTTAGAGCGGGGCGGAAAGATGTTATTTATCACCGAGAGCGGACTTTACTCCTTAATTCTTAGAAGTAATAAGCCCGAAGCTAAAGTGTTCAAACGGTGGGTAACCGCAGAAGTTCTTCCAAGCATCCGCAAGGCAGGTGCCTATATTTCAGACCAGCGAATCAAGGCATTAGAGGCCGAGAATGAGAGCCTGCGCAAGCGGATTGCGCCTCACGCAGGAGAGTACCGCAAAGACATCCTTCTCAACAACAGGCCGAGGATTGGATGTTATAATAATTGAAAAGTGTTGCAAAAATCGAGAATAAACCATATATTCGCAGTGTTCAATTTTACGGTATAGCTGTGACCAGCTATTAATATTTTATAGACGCCTTACTGCGTCATGTGTCGGGTGTACAGTGATGTCCTCGGAGATTTACCGTAATCTTGAACAACACATGATGCAGTTTTTTTTGTTCAAAACAAAACGGTTATGAGCACAACACTCACAAAAAGCAGCGGTATTGAAGATATAAAAAGATACTTCAATACTATCTTAGAACTCGCACAAACTAATAATGAGTTCCCCGTCAATTTTAATTCAGTCTGGCATCTTGTTTATAAAGACAAGCGTTCCGCAGTTCGAGAGTTGAATAATAAATATATTCAAGACGTTGATTTTCAGGCGGTGCGCAAAAATGTGCAGGCCTCGAATGAGTTCGGCTCTACATGGACAGATGAATATTATTTATCCGTTTCCTGTTTAGAGTTTTTTATAGCAAGGAAAGTACGGCCTATTTTTGAAGTGTACCGTCAAGTATTCCATTTCGGTTTTAATAATAATGCTATTTCAGACCAACGGATTAAGGAATTAGAGGCCGAGAATGAGAGCCTGCGCAAGCGGATTGCGCCTCACGCAGGAGAGTACCGCAAAGACATCCTTCTCAACAACAGGCCGAGGAGCACCTCTGCTATTGCATACGGCTACGGGCTTAATACGGAGCAGTTCTTAGACCTATTAGACAAGACTTTAGGCCTAACACAGAAGATAGACGGTTCGTGGCAATTACGACCCGAATACAGGGATATGGGACTTTGGCAATACCTTCTTCCGAAAGAGGCTCTAATTAATGAAAGGGCGTCTATCATGTGGACAATACAAGGCCAACTCTATGTCTATGACAGACTTGCCTTTAAGGGCTTATTCCCGATACCGGAATCGCTATAATAACAATAATACTAACCAACGAGAGACGCTCGGAAAAGTCTCTGTATCACACGTTTATTCATGGACGAAATAGAAAAAACGGTAAAGGCGATTGCCTTGGAAGCTGCCAAGTCAGGCGCGACCGTCAATATAACATTCTACATATACGGCAGTGTTGCCGGACGGGACGTTAATAATGACGTTCAAGAAGTCCGCAACGCATTAACAGACAACAAATAATAACACGCAAATAGCCTCGGTTGACAGTTTCCAAAATGGAAATTGTTAGCCGGAGGCGTATCAAAATCAACGAAATATGGAAAAATTTTACAGAATAAACAGAAATAGCCAGTTTCTTGTCTCAGGGGTAGCGAGAATTGAGCTTGGACTAAAAGGCAATGAGCTAATCGCTTACAGCATAGTATCATCTATTGCAATGTTTACCGGAACGACAATGACGAATCCGGCCGAATACATATCTGAATTTATCGGAATAACCAAACAAGAAGCCTCTCAAATCCTTAACGAGTTAGTCCGCAAAGGCTTGATGTTCAAAGACACACGTTTGGTTCAGGGTTTAGCCGAGCCGTCATACGGTGTAATCTAAAAGCAATAGGGTATGATTAAAGATGATAATTATTGCGTTATCCGACATTCGGATTTAAAGCGCGGTCTGAGGGGTAATACCTTATTGATTTATGCGCTTATTCGGGGATTAACTCAAGATGAAAAGACGGAGGGTTTGGCAAATGCAACAGCATTAGGAAATTTTCTCCTAATGAAGAGAGAAAACGTTTGGCGTGCTCTTTCGGATTTACTTGATAAAGGATTAATAATCAGATACTCTGTTAATAGAGACGGAAAAGCAATTATCCTTTTCAAAACGAATCCTCACTCAGATAGCGTATCAAAATTACACTGCGTATCAAAATTACACTGCGTATCAAAATTACACTCTGATAGAGTATCAAAATTACACTCTGATAGAGTATCAAAATTACACTCTGATAGAGTATCAAAATTACACGATAATAATATTAATAATAATAATATTAATAATAATATTAATAATAAAATTAAAGAAAATACTCTTACGAGTATAAAAGAAAAAAAAGAAAAAGACCAAGAAAGCGATTTTCCCAAAATAGGAAAAAGTGCTTCAGAGGCCGACTTATCGGAAACGTTCACTAATCCCCCCTGCGCGGAAGCGCAAAGAGAAAAAGAAAAAATTGCGCCAAAAAGAAAAAGAGAAAGTAATCCCCCCACGTTTGACTTCCGACAGGCACTGCTTGATTCCGGTGTGAGTGATGAGACAGCTCGGGATTGGCTTATTGTTCGGAAAAAGGCAGGGGCGATGAATACTGAAACAGCGTTCAAAGTTTTGAAGAAAGAATTTGAAGAAGCCAAAAGCAACGGAGTAAGCGCAGAGGACTGCATCGTTATGGCGACTGAACGTTCTTGGCGTGGGTTTAAATTCTCTTGGTACTGCAAGGAGAAATTTAGAGAGAAAGGCAGTCGAGACAATCGAAGAAACGACTATTACGGCAGGCCACTCTCTCCTGCTGATATAACCAAGCATTGTAATAGCGAATGGGAGGACGAGAATGGGAACAGAATCTGACAGGGTAAAAATCATTGGTGAGCGGTTAGCCTCAATGTTTACAGAGGAGGACTTCAGACCAAGGACGAATTACGACTTGAACGAATCACTCTCGGTTGTTAAGGCTATTGGGAAGAGGCTTTGTCCGGAGTTTAGTATAGACGCCGACAATAGGGCGTTATATGAGAATCTTATTCGGTGGTGTCATTCAGACCCGAATCTTATGGCAAAGAATCCATTCACAGGAGCGGATATAGCCGGAGACCCGAAGCGCGGAATCTACATAGCAGGAGGGACTGGCACAGGCAAAACAATGTCGCTTCTCGTAATGTCATACTATTGTCGTCTGTACGGTCTTAAATTGTTCATGGGTACGGAGACGCGGCTATTAGCGTGGAAGTCTGTTGCAGCGGACGAAATATCGAGGACGTATGCCAAGACTGGAGACATTTCTGAATACATAGGACGGGAGATTCTTTGCATACAGGATTTGGGCAATGAGAGTGAGGCGTCATCATATATGGGCAATAGAGTTTATGTAACGCGCCAGTTGATATGCACACGGGCGGACAGGAGGCGCGGTTATCTACTTGTGACAAGCAATATGAAGATAGCCGGAGACAAAATTGCGGCAGCTTATGACGATAGGACGGCATCACGCCTTGCGGACATGTGTAACTACTACGAACTCCGTGGACGCGACAGACGGAAACAGCGTTTTAGCCCTCAATACTAATATTTGGCTTTTTTTAGCCGTTTTTAGCGACTTTCGCGCGTAAAAGGTATAACTTATCATCTAATACAAAAACAACTCAAAATAAAACGTAAAAATGAGACATGTAATTTTTAGCGGTAATCTTGGCGCAGACGCAGAGGCCGCAACTTTCCAAAGGCAGGACGGGACAACCTTTGATGCCGTCAAGTTCAGAATCGCCACGAGAGAGGGGCGAAGCAAAGATGCGGAGACGCTGTGGGTATCGTGCATTTGGAGTGGGAAACATGACGGAATCCTGCCTTTCCTCAAGAAAGGTGCGGGCGTAATCGTGACGGGTTCACACACGGTTGCAACGTTTACAGGAAAAGACGGCCAAATTCGTATCGATGAACAAATCCGCGTGCAGAATGTCGAGCTAATGCCGAGAGGTGAGGCACAAAAGACCGAGAATGTCGGAGGCTTCCTTACCGGAGCTGCGCAACTCAAGGCGCAACAGGTAACTGAAGAATCACAAGACTTACCGTTCTAATGACCGTTCAGAAAATCGGAGGAAAAGTGAAATGGCGGACACTATGCGGAGAGGAGATAGGGAGGGTTGAGGGTTACCGGATTTGGTATGATGTCCGCCTTGATAACGGCAAGAATATGCTTGTTGATTCTCTTTCTTCAGAACTAATAGACGATAATACCACTAACGAGCGCAAATAGCGTAGCAGATTCGGAACTTTTCGCCAGTACCGATAAATTCTACCTCGTTAGAAAAACAAGCGAAAATAAAACGATAAAATGGATAATAGAAGAAAAGAGGCTGACGCCGAGATACACGCTTCGTCTATCGGGGAGGAAGCGAAACTCTGCGCCCTGCTTGCCTTGACTATGGATATCTTGCTCCACGACTTTGACGCGAGAATCCGTGCGGTGTACAGAAGGCATGGACTAATTGCGGTAGAAAACAAGGACAGCCTACTCAAAGGATTGCACAGGTATTCAAATGCTTACAAGATTGCCTGCGGTTTGTACGAAAGGGACATAGAACGGCATATCCAAGACGCTACTTTTGGATTTAAAGGCGTTGAGGCGTATGACGCCTTCCGAATGGCCGCAAACCAATTCGCGCGGTTCGCAATGCTACTTGTCGATAGAACAGGCATGATTGAGAATAACGCCAAAATTTGGGCGTACATAAAGAGGTTTAAATCGTCAGGACGGTTTACGGATGATGATATTAAGCGTTTAACAATGGATTAATTATCATAATTATCATAATTATAACAATATGAAAGCGAAAGTAAAAGTAAGAGTAATGAAGCAAGGGCGTTTGCCCGAATCAATCGACAAAGGTGAGTGGGTAGACCTTTGTGTAGCGGAAGAGACAAAGATAAAAGCCTACGACTGGACATACGTTCCACTTGGTGTAGCAATGCAATTGCCTGCCGGATATGAAGCGTATATCGCTCCGAGGTCGTCAACATGGAAAAACTTCGGAATCATCAGTTGTAATAGCCTTGGGATTATAGATAACTGCTATTGCGGCAATAATGATGAGTGGAAGTTCCCTGCTTTGGCTTTCCGTGATACAGAACTCCATGCTGGGCAGCGCGTCTGTCAGTTCCGGATTACCCTCAGTCAAAAGGCGACTATGTGGCAAAAAATCAAATGGCTATTCACGAGCGGTATTGAGTTCGAGCAGGTAGACGTGC